TTTAAACTAACAACAGGCGTATAATAGAATAGGAGTATAATATTATGGCAATATCAAGAGCACAACTAGTTAAAGAACTAGAGCCAGGATTGAATGCACTATTCGGCCTGGAATATAAAAACTACGCAGATGAGCATAGTCAGATTTACGATATCGAAAATTCTGATAGAGCTTTTGAAGAAGAAGTAATGTTATCTGGTTTCGCTAACGCTCAGGTAAAACCTGAAGGTTCAAGCGTAAACTTTGATTCAGCTACTGAATCTTTCACTGCTAGATACACTCACGAAACGCTTGCTTTAGCGTTCTCAATCACTGAAGAAGCGATTGAAGATAACTTGTATGACAGACTTGCGTCTAGATATACAAAAGCATTAGCTAGATCTATGGCTAACGCAAAACAAGTTAAAGCAGCAAATGTGTTAAACAATGCGTTTGACTCAAACTTCACAGGTGGTGATGGAGTAGAATTATGTTCTGCTGTTCACCCAATTGTTGCTGGAACATTTAAAAATGAGTTGTCAACTGCAGCTGACTTAAACGAAACATCGTTAGAGCAGTCGTTAATTGACATCGCAGCAATGACTGATGAAAGAGGGTTAAAAATTGCAGCAAGAGGAATGAAATTAATTATTCCTTCTGAGCTTCAGTTTACAGCTGAAAGACTTATGAAGTCTACAGGTAGAACTGGAACAGCTGACAATGACATCAACGCAGTAGCTAATATGGGAATGATCCCACAAGGCTATGTGGTTAACCACTACTTAACTGACACAGATGCGTTTTTCATCAAGACTGATGTACCTAATGGATTAAAAATGTTCGTTAGATCACCAGTAAAAACTTCGATGGAAGGTGATTTCGAAACTGGAAACGTAAAATACAAAGCTAGAGAGAGATATTCATTTGGATTCTCAGACCCTAGAGGTATCTTCGGTTCTCCAGGAGCAGCGTAATCTAATAACTTTTAATTAAGAAGGGGGCTTTCGAGCCCCCTTTTTTTATGCTAAAGAAGAAAGGCACTATGAAAAATTTCCGAGTACAAATCAGAGCATATGGGTATTATGCGTCTTTTGAAATATCATCAGAGGACGAAGATAAAGCCTTTGAAAATGCACTAGTTGACAAACTAGGAAAAAATGATATTGTATGGGAAAAAGATGGATTTATAGACCATCGTAAACTATGGATAACCTACGAGGAGATCATAGATGCAAATGCACGTAAGGGACCTTTACAAACAGAAGAGAGGTCTGGAGACAGAGTGGGCGGTGCAGCAGCGTAACCACCAAAGATATACTTTGGATATGGTTAGGATTGACAACAAAATTAAAGAAGTTGTTAATCAGATTAAGTTAGAGGAAGCTAGAGTAGCTAATCTAACTAACAAAATCGAGGACGCAGCACCCGAAGTTTCAGTAGCTACTTAATAAAAAGCTACATCGTTGAAATACGTAACTTCATTACAGGCTCTCTTGCACTTTATTAAAATCTACTATATAAATTAATCACTATACATAAAAAATAAATATAGAGCGTAGACGCGTATAGTCGACTGCCCCTAGGGACTGCGTTCTGATATTCTAGGAGGAATATTATTATGGCAAACACAACATTTACAGGACCGGTAAGATCGGAATCAACTGTAAAAGTTTCAACAAAAAACACTACAACTGGTGCACACACAGATAAAGTGGTTGTTGGAACAAATTCAACTGGAGACACTTCAAGCAACACAGCTGGATCTGTTGAATTAAAAGCAGCATCTACAAATACAATGACTCTTCAAACGTACCAAGCTACAATAACTGTAGCTAACGGTGCTACTACAGGTAAAGAAGCGTCTATTGGAATGCCCGCAAACTTTGCACCTTTAGCTATTGGTGTGAACGTAACTACAGCAGCAGCAAACGCTGTAAACTTAGTGGACGTTGGAGATGATGCAGACACTGATTCTTATTTAGACGGTGCAACTATTGCTGTTAACTCTACAGGATTCAAAGGTATCTTTGGATGTAATGGAGTTAGAGGATTAGGAACTGGAACAACTGGTGCAACAGGAACTGCTGATGAAGTAGAAGTTGTTGTAAGTGGTGATCCAGGAGGAGATACAATTATAAGATTAACTTTTATAGGTATCTTAGGAGCATAATTATTAACGTTAATTAGAGTGGGGGCTTATGCCCCCACAGTTTCTTGATTAAGGAGGGAAACGATGGCAGACACAGTAACAGGACCTACTATCTTGCAACAAAATGACAAGAGAGTAACCATTAAAATAGTAAATCAATCAGACGGATCAGGTGGCACAACTGTATTTGCAGATGTATCTGCACTTGCAGCTAACGTATCTGGAGAAAGTCCAACACATTTAACACTACAAAGATTGTGGTATTCTTGTTCAAATGGTGATGGAAAGGACTCTTTTGCTCGTTTAGACTATGAAGATTCAGATGGAGATATTCCAATTGTAACTTTAATAGGATCTGGGTATTGGGATTTTAGAGAATTTGGTGGAGTTCCAGCAAATACCTCATCTAACTCAAATGAAAACGATGTAAACTTTGTTGTACCAGGTGCAGCTGATTCTGGAAATACTTACACAGTTATTGCAGAGTTCTTGAAGAATTATTAGGAGGGTAACGGATGGCCAATACAACTTCCGGCACAGTTACTTTCGATAAAACTTTTGCAGTTGATGATATAATTGCAGAGGCATACGAGCGAATCGGTTCACAAGTAACTTCTGGATACCAGCTAAAATCAGCAAGAAGATCTCTCAACATTCTTTTTCAAGAATGGGGTAATAGAGGTTTGCACTATTGGGAAATAGGTGACACAAATATTGATCTTATTGAAGGCCAAGCAGAGTATTCTTTCTTTAGATCTAGTGCTGATGGTACTTCGGCTGCAACTGCTGGGGGCACAAGTGGCTCTAGCACGTTTGGTTTAGCTGATGTATTAGAGGCAACATTTAGACAAAACAGAACACAAACAACACAATCCGATTCTGCTTTAACTAAAATAGATAGATCAACATATTCTGCGATTGCTAATAAATTGACAAAAGGCACACCAGCTCAATACTTTGTGCAAAGATTTATTGATAAAGTTACGGTCACTTTATACCCAACACCAGATTCAACAGCGGCATCAAAAGATGTTCATATTAATTTTGTTAAAAGAATACAAGATGCAGACTCTACATACACAGATGCAACAGACGTGCCATTTAGATTTGTGCCTTGTATGGCATCAGGATTAGCATTTTATTTAGCACAAAAATATGCACCTGACAGAGTTCAAGCGTTAAAATTATATTATGAAGATGAGTTAGCAAGAGCGTTAGCAGAAGATGGTTCTTCTACAAGCACTCACATAACTCCGAAAAACTATTACCCGAGTATTTAATTATGCCAAAATATGCAAAAGCAATATCAGATAGATCAGGACTAGAGTTTCCATATGATGAAATGGTTACAGAATGGAATGGCTCCTTTGTTCACAAATCTGAATATGAAGAAAAACATCCACAGTTAGAACTTAGAGCTAACAGAGGTGCAGAGCAACAAGGTTTAAGAAATGCTAGACCTCAAAGAGTGGAAAATGAGGTTTTAATATTATTAAAACCAGATGCTTTTGAAACCATATCAGCTAGTTCTGGAATTATAAACGTAGCAGAACAAGGACACGGTAGATCTACAGGAGATACAGTAAGATTTAGAGGTGCAAGACACACAACATCAGACCCAGATGGTTTTAAAAACCCAAGAGATTTTGATGGTATTACAGGATCAAATATAGCAAAAGCTGCTGGTTACTCAATTACTGTTGGTAAAAGAGATTCTAGCGGAAATATTGCAAACACAGAAAATTTCTACCACTTTACTGTAGACACGGATACTGCTACAACAGGTGGAGTATCAGGAGGAGGAGAAGGTTGCTCGTCAGGACCAGTAACCTTAACAGCTTAATATGCCAGGAATAAGTGCATCAGGATTAAAAACACAAATAAGAAGTTATACTGAAGTTAGCTCTACGGTTCTCTCTGACTCTGTATTAGAAAATATTATTTTAAATGCACAATATAGAATATTTAGGGATGCTCCGATTGATGCAGATAGAAAAGTAGAAACAGGTAATTTAACATCTGGCACAAATACATTAGCTGTTCCTGCCGGTGCTTTAGTTGTTAGGTCTGTGCAAGTTTATACAGCCACTGGATCTACATTTACAGGTGCAAATACATATTTAGAAAAAAGAGATATTACATTTTTAGAAGAATATATTTCAGCAAATACATCAACTGGTACACCAAAATATTATGCAATGCTAGACACTGGAGCAACAGGAGCGGCTGCCGACACTTCTGGATCGATTATTATGGCTCCAACACCCAGCGCAACGTTTGCTTATAAATTACATTACAACAAAGTTCCTGATTTATTAGAGGGCAATGGTGTTAATTATATTAGTATGAATTTTCCAAATGGTCTGCTATATTGTTGCCTAGCAGAAACTTATGGTTTCTTAAAAGGTCCAGCAGATATGCTACAATTATATGAACAAAAATATAGGCAAGAAATGCAGAAATTTGGAGGAGAACAATTAGGTAGAAGAAGAAGAGACGATTATACGGATGGAGAACCTCGTATACCAGTCCCTCAACAAACACCGTAAGGAATAAAATATGGCATCAACATTTTCAGATTTAGGTATAGAACTAATGGCAACTGGCGAAAACGCCGGAACTTGGGGAACAAAAACTAATACCAACTTACAAATCGTAGAAAAAGCTATCGCTGGTTATGTAGAAAAGTCTATTGCTGGTGGTGCAGCAACAACAGCTTTAACTATTACAGATGGGGACACTACAGAATCCACATCGGTTGCAAGACACGCAGTTATAAAATTAACTGGAACTATTACAGGTAATCAGATTGTTACTGTTCCAGACTCAATAGAAAAGGTTTACATTGTAGTAAATGGCACAAGCGGTGCACACACTGTTCAATTTAAAACTGCATCAGGAACAGGTGTAACTTTTGGTGCATCTGATAAAAGCACTAAATTAGTTTTTTCTGATGGTACAAATATAGTCGATGCCAGTTTTGGTGGTGCAACAGATTTAGATGGTGGAGTATTAACACTTGATGCTGACGCGGATACAACAATTACAGCTGACACAGATGACCAGATAGATATTGCAATAGCTGGTGCAGACGATTTTAGATTTACAGCAAACACGTTTACAGCTTTATCAGGAAGTAGTGTTGTTATACCTGATGGTGGTTTAACTTTAGGTAGCACTGCTGTTACATCAACTGCAGCAGAGTTAAACATTTTAGATGGTGTAACTTCAACAGCAGCAGAGTTAAATATTCTTGACGGTGTAACTTCAACAGCAGCAGAATTAAATATTTTAGATGGTGTAACTTCAACTGCGGCAGAATTAAATTTATTAGATGGTATTACTGCAGGAACTGTATCTGCATCTTTAGCAGTTATAGTAGATTCAAACAAAGATATATCTGGATTTAGAAACTTAAGTATAACTGG